ATTGCTGATTTCAGCAACTTGTCATCCACATTCTCATTCAAAGGTGTGTTGTCCTTCAAATAAGTGGTTGAAATGAAATATACAAAATTGGTCATCGTTTGATCCTCCTTAATAATTGTTGAACCCAAATATGTCTGCACTGTGGGGTGTTCACATCCAATGTGGGGTTGTGATACCATCCACCTCTCCGCTTCCATACATCGTATCCCAATTGCGTTGACATCGCATTGATATCCTCTCTTGAATATACACGGTTGCTTCCATCAATTTGACGGCAGAAATCTCTTGAACCTGGAATGATCATTGGCCCATCAATACCAGCAGCCAATCCGTATTTGTAACGCACCACAATTTCAGTTTGCAATCTGTCTACTTCTTCAACTCCTTTCGGGGTTGTTTCAAGACCATCCTCATATGATTTGATCAACTCCGCTTTGGCAAGTTTAGCAATGGCATCAGCGACAACCTTCGCATCAAGTTTGGTGATGTTCACGATGTCTCCAACCTGAAGACCTTTGTTCTCTTTCAACACATTCAAGATGGCAGTTTCAACGGCATCCACGAACTCAAACTTGTAGGCTTCAAAGTTGTCTGCACTTTCTCCGTATTGTTGGAACACCTTGATGTCTCTTTCATCATCCCATCCAAAAGGATTTTGTTTTGATAGGGCAACGGGTGCAGCGGATGGCAATGAATCTCCTCCAGCAATCGGTGGAAGATTCGCCAATTGGCGTTTCTCGTTGATGGTCATATTAGACAACACATTGTTTGCAACCAAAGGACTCAAAGCATTGATGGCATCGTTCAAAGATGATTGCTTCACATCGGTTATCAATGGCAACCCAAGTTCCTTTCTTGCTTCTTCGTTTGTGATAACTCCAGCGGTGAACAACGCCTGATAGTCAAGACCAATTGGTGGCTTGTTGATGGTTTCTAAACGAACAGATGCAATAGGTTCAAGCAAGTAAGCAAAGGTATCATCAATCTTTTGTTGACGGGGTTCAATGTAGGCGTGATGGAACATCTCATAGGCTTCAATCAACTCACTACGACCACCTAATTGTCCCTCTACACGAACTCCAAACAACATTGGAGAGTTCACCTTGTGTGCAACAAATATCTCTTGTTGTACGGTTTTATTCAACAAATCAAATTGCTTGTCAAAATCCGATGGTTGAAGGTTGTTGATGACTGATTCCTTTTCCGTTGGATCGTTGTATTGGATAATTAACCCACCAGCATTGTCCGTGCCTTGATAGTTTTCTTTAAATCTACGGGCAGTTGCACGAGCTTCTTCAGGTGTGGGTATTCCTTTGAATAACTGGATGTGAGTTTGTGCCGTGAATCCGTTCTTGATGCTATTCAAATAGTAATTTGATATCTCGGTATCAACCTCAATGTATTTCAACGCACCTACATAATCAGGCAAGGGATATTCGCCTTGTCCGGGGCGGTAGAATTGGCAATAGTACAATTGCTTTGATTCACGAGTGATTGGGTTGTAGGGCTGATAGTGGATTTTCTCCGCTTTGGTATCAGTCCAGTCAGCGCAATACACATACTCACCCTCCAATCCTTTGCGGATGTCTTTGAAAGGAATGTGATAATACTCCGAAGGTGCGGTCTTTGCCTTGTTCCAAATCACCTCAACTGCAAACCCATTGAACAACTCCGCATCGTATGCTACTTTTGCTTTGAGTTCCTCGTAGGTCTCGTAGGCGTTAATGCTTTTGAGTTTGTTTTGGATTTTGGCGATGTCTTCGGTGCTTTGTCCGTATACTTCAGTACCAATTCCAGCCACATATGAAGCTTTTGCAGAAACGATTGCATTGTGTTTTGGGCTTTTGTTAAATAGTTCAATTAGAAAATCAGGATAGAGATTGTCTGCTCCGAAGGTCACGAATCCCTTTGCCTTGTTCTCTTTGAAAACTGGCAACTTGTTATCGTGAAAGTTTATTCTTTGGAATATCATCTCTATCAAATAGCAATCAATCTTTTTTGTTTGAGAACTTGTCAATAGATGTGAATCCAAGACAAGCAATCACGATGAATTCCACCGCAGTCACCAACTCTGGAGATGGTACGATATCAGCAGGAGACAAACTATTGTGAGCCATAGTACCAAAAAGTACAAAAGCACCGATGATCCCAACGAATCTTTTTGAGGACATTTCTCCTTTGTCACCCGTGAAAATTTCCATTAATTTTTTCATAAATCTTTGCTTTCTAATAGTGTGTAAGTGAATGAATTTCCGTGCAAGGTGGCAGCCTTCTTGACCAAAGCCATAAACTCATCGAAATCTGCTGACTTTTTGAACACCTGACAACCCTCACTCCAATTCTCAACATAGGTAGAATCTGCACCAGCCTTGTGGATGTTGATTCCGTAGATACCTTCGGTAATCAACTTGGTGTCGTAGGTCATATCCTTGTTCGCATCTCTGTAAACCTTCACGGGTTTGGCTTGTTTTAAGGCTTCGTATTTGCCTTGATGCAATCCGATAGCGTGTGAACCACGATATTGTCCGGGAACTAAACGAGCAACGCCTTGTGCATTGTGAAATTCCTTCACTCCCTTTGTGCCGGGATCAGTTGTCGCAGCCCATTTTTTAAAATGCCACACATCCCCGATTTTGTAACTGACGGTTAACAAGTCATCAAAGACATTTGTCACTTTGTTACCAGTATCCGAATTGCGAATGCCGATGATGTTGATGTTGTAATCACCATTTTCAAAAAAGGCATATCCTTTCGCCTTCATTGCTACTTTGATTTTGTCTATCATTTGCCTTGTCCTTTATATGGTTTTGAACTCTTGTGTTTGTTCTTGTGCTTGGTGTGTCTTCCAAGTTTGTTTTTGGGTTTCACACGGAATGATGTGATGTTTACTTTTGCTGCCATAAGTACATTCTGAAATAGTCAAAATCCTCTTTGCCACCTTCGGATAGATAGTTCAAATACGCATCATAGATCTTCCCTTTGAACTCAATCGGTGTGGTGGTGGTATCTAATCCAGCACCTACCATCTTGACGGCATACACCTCCATTTGGTCTTGAACAACTTGCATCTGTTGAACCACGGATTCGGCTTTCTTTTCAGCAACAACAACCGCTTCTTTCAATTGCTCTTTCTCAACCACTTTTGCTTCCACCAATTTCTCGCTGACCTCGTGTGCTTGTTTAGTGGCTAGACCAACGACTTGTGTGTTCTGCTGAATCTTCTTCAACAAAGCATCAATGTCACTAACTGGCTTGGGTTCAGTTGCCCAAGATTCTGTGAACAAATAACCACCGATGAAAGCGAATGCAAAAATGATCAACAACCTCATAGTTTCTTCATTGAGTTAATGATGCGTAGTTCAGTAATGGCTGCGGACAATGCAGAATCTGCCGTCTTTAATGCCCTATATGCTTGTTTCTGCTCTGCTCTCATTACCGCCATCTCTTTGCGACATTCGTCAATCTGCTGTTGATTGCCCGAACGCAAGTCCATATACAAATAACTAACAGCCAACAGCATACAAAAAGCCACGGCAGCAACAGGATTTTTACGGAATTGGTCAAAGCTAACAGGTAGCGCATTGGGTTTTACTTTCGGTGTTGTCATATCGGAAATGGTGGGGCTGGTGGTGGGATGTATTCGGCTTCGGGAAGCGTGAGGATCCAACTCCAAGTTGGGTCATTGACAATCTGCTGCTTATCCTGTGTAGACAAGAATAGGAACCAAATGCCATTTACATCTGCCACGCAATTGAAAAAGCCATAGGGCGTGTAGAACTGCCCCTGTACTTGGTTGTACTCTGATTCTGTGAGTGTATATCCTATTGACATAATTTGTTATACTTGACTTTTTAGTTTGTTGATTATTTCTTTAAACACTTCATTGTCATAACTGCCTCTTGCCTTGTTTGCCCATACGCACACAAATTGTACATTGCCTTCCTCATACCCTAACTCGTTATCAATTCTATCCAAAGACAACAAATAAGGACTTGATGTCATTTTCCGCTTTTCATTGTATGTTTTAGGGCAAAGCAATTGTGAGCCAGTCAAAGCACATTTGTAATTTTGTAATTCTAAAATGCTCTGCAAATATTGGATGCTTACATTGAATGAGTAATTTCTTGACTTTGCATTGTGCATCCACCTACCAAACAAAGCATTGTGAATGTCTTTAGTACCTCCCTTGTTGCAATTTCTTGGTTGGCGTTTTCCATTTGCCCAAACTTTTGCCATAAAAGCACCTTTGCCTTTTAACCTATCAATGCCATTTCTATCCAACAAAAACTTTACTTTGTCTGCGCCAATCTTGTATTTTTTTACTAAACCATTTTGTGAAAGACCATTTTTATAATCCTCACATAAATCATCTTCGTAATCAAATTTTAATTGTTTAATGTTGGCGTACATTTCAGATTTCCCCATCATTGGTACGCCTTGCATTTTTAACACTCTGCGGACTCTGTCGGTAGTTGCGTTTAAGTCAGTTGCAATTTGTTGTACGGTTTTATTTCCATAGTTGCTAACAATGTAGTTAGCATCCAATGGTTTTAATGTTGACCATTTATTACCCATAACACAAATATACAACAGTGTAAGCATATTTCCTAAACTTGGCGAGCGAGG